TTATCTCTGTCAAGGACAGTAAAGAGGGTTGGGCTAAGGCTTTCCGTAAACTGATTGCCCTACTCTATGCAGGGGAAATCCCTTCTTGGGATATGTCAAAAGTACGTCCTGCTGGCGCTAAACTCAAGACCTTTGGTGGTCGTGCATCTGGCCCTGCACCCTTGATTGAACTGTTTAACTTTACTGTGAACATGTTCGTCAATGCTAAGGGACGTAAGTTGTCCTCTCTTGAATGCCATGACTTGCTCTGTAAGGTAGGTGAGGTTGTTGTGGTTGGCGGTGTTCGCCGTTCTGCTATGATTAGCCTGTCTAATCTGTCTGATGACCGTATGCGTCATGCTAAGAGTGGTCAGTGGTGGGAGAAGTTTCCTCATCGCTCTTTGGCTAATAACTCTGTGGCATATACTGAGAAGCCTGATATGGAAACCTTCATGCGAGAGTGGTTGTCTCTTGTGGAAAGTAAATCAGGTGAACGTGGTATCTTCTCTCGTGTAGCCTCTAAGAGACAAGTTGCTAAGAATGGTCGTCGTAACCCTGACTTTGAATGGGGAACTAACCCCTGTTCGGAGATTATCCTTCGCCCTAACCAATTCTGTAACTTGACCTCCGTCATTATTCGAGCCACAGACAAACTAGAAGACCTACAGCGTAAGGTTCGTCTAGCGTCTATCCTTGGTACTATTCAGTCTACTCTTACTCACTTCCCCTACCTTCGTAAAGTGTGGAAAGATAATACTGAGGAAGAACGTCTTCTGGGGGTGTCCTTGACGGGCATTATGGACAACCAAATGATGAACGGTCTTTCCGGGAATCCAAGTGATGTGCTAATCCGGTTGAAGCAAGTTGCTATTAACACTAATAAAGATTGGGCTGAGAAACTTGGTATTCCTCAATCTACTGCGGTGACTTGTGTTAAGCCAGAAGGTACTGTTAGCCAGCTTGTAGACAGTGCCAGTGGCATCCATAGCCGTCATAGCCCTTACTACATTAGGACTGTTCGTGGTGACAATAAAGACCCTTTGACACAGTTTATGAAGGCTCAAGGTGTCCCTAACGAACCTGATGTGATGAAGCCCGAGACTACCACTGTCTTTAGCTTCCCACAAAAGGCCCCTGAGGGGGCTATTACTCGAAATGATATGACAGCCCTTGAACAGTTGGAAATCTGGCTTACATATCAACGGTACTGGTGTGAGCATAAACCCTCTGTCACCATTACTGTTCGAGACCATGAGTGGCTTGAGGTTGGGGCTTGGGTGTATAAACATTTTGATGAAGTGAGTGGTGTATCATTTTTGCCACACTCTGATCATACTTATCAACAAGCACCCTATCAAGAGTGTTCTAAACGTGAGTATGAAGAAGCCTTGGAACTTATGCCGAAAAGTATTGACTGGACTAAACTTTCAGAGTATGAGTTTGAAGATACTTCAAAGGGGGCGGGGACATTCAACTGTGTTGGTGGCTCTTGCGAAATCGTTGACCTAGTGTAAGGATAGGAAATGTCTGAGGGTTTTAGTTATGCACTTAATTGGTTAAAACAAGGTAAAAAGGCTGCAAGGTCTGGTTGGAATGGCAAAGGTATGTGGTTGGAACTTCAACGACCTGATGCTTATTCTAAGATGACCCTACCTTATATCTATATGAGTACAGTTACTAAGGATAGAGTCCCATGGCTTGCTAGCCAAACCGACCTGCTCAGTGATGACTGGGTCATTGTTGACTGACCTATAGACGGAGAGTATTACGTGTTAATCAACATAGACCGTAATACTCTCCAAGTTAACCACAAAAAGAAAGATAATCATGTTCTTCCAAGCCCTCTACAATGTGATCACTCTTGCCGCTTTGGTGATCCTGTTCATTCAGACTAAGAACCTCAGTGAACGAACCGACGATATTGAAAATTACCTCTCTCAGGATGATAGTGATGACATTTCTGATCCTCAGTAAAGAAGATTGTGTGTGGTGTGATAAGGCTAAAGCTTTGATCAAAGAGAATGGTGATGACTTTACTGAGGTTGACTATAAGTCTAGTCCAGTAATTGTCCTTCTGATGAAAAAGTCTTGGCTTAAAACTGTACCTCAGATTTGGGCAGGCACCCCTAATGGAAAAGAATACATTGGTGGCTATGAAGACCTAGTGACTTGGTTGGAAGAATCAGAAGCAGATACGGGTCGTGGTGAAGAACATGATTGAATCCCCTAAGTCTAAGCGAGTGTCCAAGTATAAGGGTGCAGAAGCAGAGGCCACAACAAAGATGGTTCCTCTTCGTGCCCTTAACGATAGGCAGAAGGACTATATCCGCTCCTTGATTGATAATGATCAAGTCATTGTTTGTGGCTTCTCTGGCACCGGGAAGACTTACATTGCAGCCACCTATGCGGCTAATATGTACATTCAAAAGGGTATTGACAAGATCATCCTTACTCGACCTAACATCTCTGTAGGTAAAGACCTTGGATACTTCCCCGGTACTCTGGAAGAGAAGTTCCAGCCTTGGGCCTTGCCTATCCTTGATATTCTTGTGGAACAACTTGGCAAGGGTGTGGTTGAGACGGGTATCAAAGCTGGTAATATTGAGATGGCCCCTCTGTCTACTATGCGGGGTCGTTCATTCAAGAATGCTTTCATTATCCTTGACGAAGCACAGAATACTACGCCACAAGAGATGAAAATGTTCTTGACACGAATCGGTCAGAACTGTAAGGTCGTCATCAATGGTGACATTAAACAATCTGACATTATGAGTGAATCAGGTCTTGCCACCATTCTTCGTCTAGTCAAACGTAATAAGATGCCTGTACCTGTAATTGAGTTTGGGGTAGAGGATATTGTTCGTTCTGATATCTGTAAACAATGGATTGTAGCTTTTGAACAAGGAGGAAATGAATATGAAGTTTAAAGTTGGTGACAAAGTAAGGGTTTTCGGAAAGCACTATCATTGTTTCGAGGATGGTAGTGTCGGAGAGGTTACGGAGGTCTATCCCAAATCTTCTCCTAAAGAAGCGAGGGTTACCCTAGGATGTGGAGAAAGTCAATTTATCTATGAACGTGATCTAGAGTTGTCCCCCACTAAGCCAGAAGCAGTGAACAACCCCGCTCACTATGGTACAGGTAAGATTGAGTGTATTGAATACATCAAAGACTTCCTGACCCCAGAAGAGTTCATTGGTTATCTTCGTGGTAACATTGCTAAGTACCTTCACCGATGGCGGTACAAGAATGGGCTTGAGGATTTGAAGAAAGCTGAGTGGTACTTGAAATATCTCATTAAGTTCATGCAGGAGACTAAATGATATGTGGCTATTGATTGCAGTTATGTGCTCAACTAAGAATGCAGAAGATTGTATTCCAATGATCTGGAAAGAATCTTATGCCACAGAAGAGCAATGTCTTGCTAATGAACCACAAGCAATGGCTAATCTTCCTTCTGGTGTGGTGTTCGCTTATCCCCGTTGTGTAGAGACACCCGGACAGTTGTCCTCTTAAGCTAGAATTTAGACAAAGAAAAACCCGGCAGAATCCTTGTGAGGGGACTCTGACCGGGTTATTTTATTTCTAATAACTTAATCTTTATTCTGGTAAAATTTCAGGATATCTCTCTTGACTTCCTTAATGTCTTCTTTTAACTCTTGCCAAACTTGTCTATCTTCATTTCGCTGATCATTCCGAGAAGTAATCTCTTCTTTCAGGATAGCGATTTGCTTTTGGTTTGTCAGTACAGTTCTGACTAGCCACCCAATAGCCCCAAAGAACATAACAGTTGCACCAGCAATAACTTCATGTAACCAATCGTTTAACCAATTCATATTTCATTCCACTTACTTCTTTATTTGATTTAGAGCAAGGGTATGCAAGGCTTGTAGACGATTAAACCAACCCTTTCCATATCGGGGCCAGTTCTTCAATCCTTGAAGGAAGAGAAGGCGATTATGAAGACAATCTTCGACCATCTTTGTGGTATCATGCTGTGAAACAGCGATTAGGGTCTTAGGTCCAATGGAGCCATCTTCGACAACCCCACAGGCTCTTTGTAGCCATTTGGCAGACTGACCTACACCAGAGTTAACAGCAGCGTCTAGGACTGTCAAATCTAGGCCATACGGGAGGCTGTCACCCTTTACCTTATCCCAGTAGTCTCTCTTGTAGATAGCAATGGCACCCTCTCTGGTAAGATGCTTGATGTCTACATTAGGGTAAGCCC